ATCCAGAAATGATGTTGAGCCCAGCAGAAATGCCATTTAGAAAAATCGCAAGAGTGGCAATCGCTGGTGGTACTATAGATTATGGAGAACTATCTGTCAATGTTATTCTTGACGAAGATATGAAAGCCTATACCGAGATGCACGATTGGATGAGACGACTTGTTGATAACAATCTTCAAGGACCGCTTGATCGAGATGATTCAACTGTGCCATCAACGTGTGATATTACCTTATCGGTGCTTAATAGCCATAATAATACAGTAAAACAAATTCGCTATTTAGAAGCAGTTCCATCTGTTCTTGGAAGTGTGTCGTTTGAGGCAACTGGAAGTGGCACTGAATTTCTTACATGCCAAATGAGTTTTCGTTTTAGTATATTTGAACTTGTATAGATAATCCTATATGATGGAGTTTTATAATGATTGACTTGAAAGAAGTCCTCGCCAGCTGGGCAGAGGATAGTAAAATTAGCATGCACCTTGATGAAGATTCTCGAAACACACCTCTTTTACATGCAAAATATCTTGAACTTTTATCAAACGCAAAGTTGCTTTTGAAACGAGCTGAGTTTTCTCAAAAGACTTTGCTCAAGCAAAAGTGGGAATGGTATAACGGTAAGATGGATCAAGACACTGTTGCCGAACTTGGTTGGAATCCTGACCCTTTTAATGGTTTAAAAATTATGAAAGGTGATATGGATTATTACTACGATGCAGATCCAGAGATTCAAAAGTCAGAAGAAAAAATACAATATTATAAAACGGTAGTTGAAACACTTACAGAAATAGTATCTAACTTAAATTGGCGTCATCAAACAATAAGTAATATCATCAAATGGAAGCAATTCGAATCAGGAAGCTAAATCACGCCAATTTGCACCTCGAGTGTGATTACGGCCAAGCTGAAGAACTAAACGAGTTTTTCTCATTCTTTGTACCTGGTTATAAATTTATGCCAGCGTTTAAAAGACGAGTATGGGATGGAAAGATACGTTTGTTTGATAAGCGTAGCGGTGAATTACCGGCTGGATTAATATATCATCTTGTTCAGTTTTTAGAATCGCGTGGTTATAATTATGAAGCCGCTCGTACATTGTACGGTATGCCTTATTCTGAAGATAATATTGACGCTGAAGAATTATCAAAATTTATTAATAAATTAAATCTTCCTTACACGCTAAGAGATTATCAATTTCTTGCAGTTATTGAAGGCTTGAAAAAACAAAGAGGTATACTTTTATCTCCAACTGGTTCTGGTAAATCACTTATCATATACGTTCTTTTGTCTTACTATCTTGCAAAGTTACGCGGTGATAGTAGTAAAAAGGTTCTAGTGATTGTGCCTACTACTTCACTTGTTGAACAAATGACAAATGATTTTGAAGAATATAATATGCCAAAAGGATTAGCACATAAGATTTATTCTGGTAAAGATAAAAATACCGACGCTCCTATCATTGTTTCAACATGGCAATCAATCTATAAACTTCCTAAAGCTTGGTTCGAACAATTTGGTATGATTATTGGTGATGAGTGTCATGGCTTTAAATCAAAGTCGCTCATGCAAATTATGAATAAAGCTACCGAAGCACCATACAGATACGGTACTACGGGTACACTTGATGGAACACAAACACACGAATTAGTGTTACAAGGCTTATTTGGTAAGATATATAAAGTTACAACAACAAAGAAATTACAAGATAATGACACGCTAGCACAACTAAATATTAATAGAATTATACTTGATTATTCTAATGAGCTTAAGGAAGAGTTCGGAAAGAAAACTTATCAAGAAGAAATAGAATTTATTGTATCACAAACTAAGAGAAACAATTTTATCTCTAACTTAGCCTTGGACCAAAACGGTAATACATTAGTTCTCTTCAATTACGTAGAGAAACACGGCAAACCTTTGTTTCAGATGATACAAGATAAATCTGCAGAAGATAGGCGCGTATTTTTTGTGTCAGGCGATGTTCAAACTTCAGATAGAGAAGCCATTCGTGGCATAGTGGAGAAACAGAAAAATGCTATTATTGTCGCTAGTCTTGGGACTTTCAGTACTGGGATTAATATTAGGAACCTACACAATATTATCTTTGCAAGTCCATCAAAGTCTCAAATCCGCGTTCTCCAAAGTATCGGGCGTGGTTTAAGAAAATCTGATAATGATAAAGAAACTGTGCTTTTTGACATTATAGATAATATTAGTACTGAAAAAAATGTTAACTTTGCATGGTTACATTCTCAGGAAAGATTGAAGATATACAAACGTGAACAGTTTAACAACAAAACTTACAGAGTAGCTTTATGACTTATAAACAAATCAAATTAGTTAACGGAGATGAATTTATTGCTAACGTCTTGGATGTACAAGAAGATGAAGGCATTATGATTATGTCCGAAGCACTCAGGATTGTTGAAGTCGAAAATATCGAAGAAGGTATTAGTTACTTTGCTCTTCGACCACTTATGTCTTTTACTGATGAAATTGAAAAGCTTCATATCGTTGCAATGGCGCATATTACCGTTGAAACATTTCCATCTGAAAATATTTTAGCACATTATAAAAAAACACTCGCTAAGATGAAAAAAATTTTTGAAGTTGGAAAGACTATGGAGGACATTGAAGAACTTGATGAAGAAGAATATGAAAGTCTTATGGAACAGCTTGATAGCGATGAGCCAACAAAATTAAAAGACAACATATTACCGTTTAAACCAAAAGGAACGTTTCACTAATGTCTTTCTTAATACATCCTCTACCTCCACATCCGGTATGGGTAAGAAATGAATATCTCTACGATCATAAGAAAGGTCACGGAGAATTTACACCCGGCATTTGGATCTCGGTTAAATCGACTCAATATAAGGCTCTGTATTTTGAAACACTGTTAACTGATTATGGTGCTTTGTATGATAAGCTTCCTCTTTCAGCGTTTGTATCAGAGCCAAAAACACCAGATCCAGATCTACCGCTTGATGTATTACAATTATGGGATTGCTTCGACTACGATCTTACTGTAATTGAAAAACCAATTCTATCCCGCTGTGAGTTTTTTGGTAAGGATAAACAGTTTCACGCTGGAGAATATCTGTTTACTATTGATAACGCTCACCGTGACCGATCTACGATTGATATTAATTTTAGTGAAGAAGATCCTGAGCATAAGAGCTTTAATGTAATAGAACTGGATAATGGACAATTTGCTGCTCAACCGAATAATAGAGTTATATGGAAAGATTCGAGTTTGACTCCCGATAAATTAAAGACACCTGACTTTAAAGTTTGTACTCAAAATTATCGAGTAGAAACCGAACCTAAATGGTCTGTTGGTCACACCGACGAATGGAACTATCGAACCAAGGACGGAGCTTGACGGGTATACTACCCTCCCCAAAAAACCTTAATTTATTATACCACTGTTTGCACGGTTTGTACACCATTAAATTTTTATGTCATTTGAAAATAAAAAGGTATACATTATAGCTAGAATGTTGTATAATATACCTATATTTTGATACGGAGATATATCATGGCCAAAAGGGCAAGCATTCATTACGTTAACAATGCTGACTTCTCACAAGCAGTTGTAGAATATGTTAAAGTAGTTGAAGATGCTAGAAAAAACAACAAAGAAATTCCTAAAGTACCTGACTACGTAGCACAATGTTTTTTGCGTATTGCAGAAGGTCTATCCCATAAATCCAATTTTATTCGTTACACATATCGCGAAGAAATGGTTATGGACGCAGTAGAAAACTGTTTGAAGGCTATTAGCAACTACAATCTTGAAGCAGCTACACGAACCGGTAAGCCAAATGCATTTGCGTACTTTACTCAAATATCTTGGTATGCTTTTCTTCGACGTATTGCTCGAGAAAAGAAACAACAAGAAATTAAACTGAAGTACATTGCTAACTCCGGTATTGAAGACTTTATGATTAATGAACATGGTGATGAAACTTCAGGACTTGTAGCAGAAGCTTTCGTCGACACTTTAAAAACTCGAATTGATCGAGTTAAATATGTAGATAGTGAGGTAAAAGAATATGCCAAAGTCGAAAAGAAACGAAAGAAACGTACTGTCACGGCTGACTCGGACTTGTCTGAATTTCTTTAGAGAACACGATGGAATTGAAATTTTATTTGTGTATCTACCAACGTTCGGTGCTGGACTTACAATTTTATATTATTTAATTTTTGAAGGAATCCTCGGTTGAAAATAGCAGTACTCAATGATACGCATTGTGGTATTCGTAACTCATCTCAAATATTCTTAGATAACGCTGCAGAATTTTATTCTGAAGTGTTTTTTCCTGAATGTGAAAAACAAGGTGTAACACAAATCGTGCATCTTGGAGATTATTACGATAATCGCAAAGTAGTAAACATAAAAGCCCTAAATCACAATAGAAAATCTTTCTTAAATGAAATGCGTAAGCGCGGTATGTCTATGGATATTATTCCTGGTAACCACGATACGTATTTTAAGAATACAAATGACATGAATAGCTTGAAAGAGTTACTTGGTCATTTTATGAATGAAGTAAATATCATTATGGAACCAACTGTGATGAGTTATGGTTCTTTAAATATTGCAATGCTCCCTTGGATTTGCCAAGACAATTACGAAAAGTCTATGAACTTTATTTCCGATTGTAAAGCAGATTGGCTCGCTGGCCATCTTGAACTCGGTGGATTTGAACTCATGCGTGGTGTTGAGAACCATCATGGTATGAGCCATAAACTATTTGAAAAATTTGAGTTAGTACTTACCGGGCATTTTCATGTATCTTCTCGTAAAGATAACGTTTGGTATCTTGGAAGCCAAATGGAATTCTTTTGGTCTGATGCTCATGATCCAAAGTACTTCCACATTATTGATACTGAAACACGTGAAATAGAAAAGATACGCAATCCGTATACTTTATTTCATAAAATTGTTTACAATGATAAAGAAATAGATTATAATAGCTTTGATACTTCGGTATTGGATAAGAAGTTTGTTAAAGTTGTAGTGGTGGAAAAAAGTGATACCTTTGGATTCGATAGATTTATCGATCGTATTCAAAATGAAAATATTCACGATCTGAAAATATCAGAAAACTTCAATGAATTTATCGGCTCAAATGTTGAAGATGAAGGCCTTGAAGTAGATGATACTCCACAACTGATGGATGACTATATTGATGGTGTAGATACGGATCTCGATAAAGATCGTATTAAAGTGATGATGAGAGACCTGATGACTCAAGCTCAGGCTTTGGAAATTGTATGATAATCTTTCAAAAAATTCGTTATAAAAACTTTCTATCGACCGGTAATAACTTTACTGAGATCGATATACTTCGACATAAAACAACATTGATTGTTGGTCAGAATGGAGCTGGTAAATCCACAATGTTGGATGCTATTTCTTTTGCTCTGTTTGGTAAGCCACATCGTAATATCAATAAACCACAATTGATAAACTCGATTAATAACAAGCAATGTGTTGTCGAAGTTGAATTTAAAGTAGGTGCTGCTCAGTTTAAAGTAGTGCGTGGAATTAAACCGGGTATCTTTGAAATTTGGAAGAATGGTGAGATGATTAACCAATCTTCTCATGCTAAAGAGTATCAAAGGATTCTTGAACAAAATATTTTAAAGTTAAACCACAAATCATTCCACCAAGTTGTGGTACTTGGTTCTTCAAACTTTGTACCGTTCATGCAGTTGAATCCTCATAATCGGCGCAATGTTATTGAAGATCTTCTTGATATTGGTGTCTTTTCTAAAATGAATCAAATCTTAAAGGAAGAAGCTAATTCAATTAAGGATAACCTCAAAGACTTAGCTTACCAGATTGATTTGTCCAAAAACAAAGTAGACACTCAAAAGAAATACATTAACGATGTCAAGAAAATTACCAATGAGGCTATCACATATAAAGAAACTCAAATCTCTACAAAGCGTAAAGAAATTGAAGATCTTGAATCTGAGAATAATGAACTCAGTATAGAAATTGATAGGAATCAAGATGGAATCGAAGCCGAACTTAAAAAATTACATGAACGCAAACAATCGCTACTTCAATACTCTGCGCAATTTAGACAGCAGATGGCAACGGTCGCAAAGGATGCGAAGTTTTATGAAGACCATGAATCTTGCCCCACCTGCGATCAAGATATTGGTTCGGAACTCAGATCTGAAAAAATGGATCAGGCTAAATCCAAAGCAAAAGAATTACAAAGCGCGATGGGTAAGCTCACTGAAGAATCGACTCAGGTTGAATCGTCTATTTCAGACACAAATGACGCGCTTTCCGAGATACGAAATAAACAATCTTCACTACATTCTAACATACAACAAATCAATCGGTTGCAAAGCGAAATTGGAAATCTCAGAGAAGATATTGCTGGATCGGCGGTAGCTGATCTGCGAGAAGCTGAAGAGGAATTAGAGAATATTAAATCAACTCTTTCGGATATGACAGATTCGAAGATGAAGATGAGTGAAACTTACTCTTACAAATCTGCTATCGCAGAGATGTTGAAAGATACTGGTATTAAGACTAAGATTATCAAACAGTATCTACCTGTAATGAATAAACTTATTAACCAATACTTACAAGTTCTCGATTTCTATGTACATTTTGATTTGGACGAAGAGTTTAATGAAACAATTCGTTCTCGTCATCGTGATGCTTTTGGTTATGATTCTTTTTCTGAGGGTGAAAAGCAACGTATTGATTTGTCTTTACTCTTTACTTGGCGCCAGATTGCTAAGATGAAAAACTCAGTATCAACAAATCTTCTTATGTTAGATGAAACTTTTGATTCAAGTCTTGACCACGAAGGCGTAGAAAATCTTCTTAAGATTCTATACACTCTTGGTGATGATACAAACATCTTTATCATCTCTCACAAAGGTGATATTCTTGATGGTAAGTTCGAAAACAAGATTGAATTTATCAAAGACAAAAACTTTTCAAGGATAAAGTAATGTTTGTTCAGCCAGAAACTATATGGCATTTCACTTGCCAATCTTGTTTAGCTTGGTTCTCAATTGCCACGAGTGATAAGTTTGACCCAAAAACTCGTAAGCAAGGATTCTATTGTCCTTGGTGTGGAGAAAAAAGCGAATGCACACCCAAAAAGTAGTTTACAATTTAGCCAAAGTATGGTATAATATACCTAGTTTTAATGCGGAGATATATAATGGAACTCAGTGAAAATACTCTAACCACCCTGAAAAACTTTTCAGGTATTAACCCAAACATGATGATTCGTACAGGTAATACAATCAAAACAATCTCTGAAGCTCGCACGGTACTTGCTACTGCAAAAGTATCTGAAGAGTTTCCGATTGATTTTGGTATTTACGATCTCAATGAATTTATGGGTGTTCTTGGTCTTGTTGATCAACCTAATCTCAAATTCCAAGATGAATTTGTTATTGTCAACGATTCCACTGGACGCTCAAAAGTCAAGTACTTCTATTCTTCTGAAGATACTTTGACAACACCACAAAAAGACATCACGATGCCAGAAGCAAATGTGAAGTTTACTTTAGACAATGATACGATGAAGCGTCTGTTAAGAGCTGCATCAACTCTTGGTCATAGTGAAATCTCTATTTCTGGACGCGATGGTGTACTCAGTCTTTCTGTGGTTGACTCTCAAAACATGACATCAAATGCTTTCTCTATTGACGTCGATGGTGAATTTGCTGATGATGCAGTGTTTAATTTTATCCTGAGTACAAACAATTTAAAGATTCTGCCTGGTGATTACGAGGTAGAAATTTCTTCTAAATTAATTACGCAATTTAGTCATAAAAGTCTAGACGTTAAATACTGGATTGCACTTGAAAAATCTTCGACATTTGGAGTTTAATGACATGTCAGAAACTATGAAAGAACTACGAGATGTTTCTAATCGTACATCTCGGTCAATGATTGCAGTTATCGATGCGATGACTCAACGTGGCGCAATCAAGGGTGAAGAACTCTCTACGATTGGTGGCCTTCGTGACCAAGCGATTCAAATTATTCAGCTGTGTGAACAAGCCGAACAAGAAGAAGCTATGGAAGCAGCAGAAGAAGAATCTGGTGGCTAAGGGTGGGAGCTTAATATCCCCGCGGGGAGCTACGGTTAGCTCCCCACTTTTATTTTATTATGGAGTATGTGAATGTCTAATGATTACCTATGGGTCGAAAAGTATCGTCCCAAAACTGTCGCCGATTGTGTTCTACCAGATCAGCTGAAAGAAACTTTTCAAAAGATTGTAGAATCTGGCGACCTTCCTAATATGCTGTTCAGTGGTACAGCTGGCACTGGTAAAACTACAGTAGCCAAAGCATTATGCAATCAAATGAATCTTGATTATATTATGATCAATGGTTCCGAAGATGGCAATATCGATACCCTGCGTGGTAAGATCAAACAGTTTGCTTCCACTATTTCACTACAAGGTGGCATCAAGGTAGTAATACTTGATGAAGCTGATTATCTTAATCCACAGTCAACGCAACCGGCACTTCGCGGTTTTATCGAAGAATTTTCAAACAATTGCAGATTTATTCTTACGTGTAATTTTAAGAATCGAATCATTGAACCCTTGCACTCTCGTTGCGGTGTTTATGAGTTCAACACTACGAAAAAAGATTCGGCAGTGTTAATGCAACAAATGTTTGAAAGATTTTGTTTTATACTTAACGAAGAGGATATTGCATATGCTAAGAAAGATCTTTTACCGATTGTATCGAGGTTTAGCCCTGACTGGCGAAGATGCCTCAATGAACTTCAGCGGGTGTCTGTTCTGGGCTTTAATGACGTTCGCACTCTTGAGTTTGGTGGTGGAACCTTTGATAATTTATTTAATCACTTAAAGGATAAAAACTTTAAAGAAATGCGTAAATGGGTTGTGGATAATATAGATACTGATGCATCTGCAATTTTTCGTGGAATTTATGATCGATCAGCTGATCACATTCAACCACAATCTATTCCACAACTCGTATTGATTCTTGCAGACTATCAATATAAACACGCATTCGTTGCTGATCATGAATTAAATGTTGTTGCTTGTCTTACGGAGGTTATGGCAAATGTCCAG